ATAGCAGGTGGAACTTATGATGTATTTCATAATTTAGAAAAAATCGTGAAAGGAGAATAATATGATTGAAAAATTAATAGGAATAGCAAAAAATGAAGTAGGCTATTTAGAAAAAAAGTCTAATAGTCAATTAGACGATAAAACAGCAAATGCTGGAAGAAATAATTATACTAAGTATGCTAGAGATTTAGACAATATTCCTAATTTCTATAATGGTAGAAAAAATGGTTATGCATGGTGTGATGTATTTGTAGATTGGTGCTTTGTTCAAGCATTTGGAGTTGATAAAGCAAAAGAACTACTATGTCAACCAAATAAATCATTAGGAGCGGGATGTTATTATTCCGCTAACTATTATAAACAAAAAGGACAATTTTTTAGTACACCTAAAAAGGGCGATCAGATTTTCTTTAAAAATTCTAAAGGTGATGAAACTCATACAGGAATTGTAGTTAATGTTGATAACAAATATGTTTATACAATCGAAGGAAATACATCAAGTGCTAGAGGTGTAATTAGTAATGGTGGTTGTGTAAGAGCGAAAAGTTATTTATTAAGTTATAAATATATAAGTGGTTATGGCAGACCGAAATATAATGAAGAAGTTAAAGATAATTTTAAGGTTATATATCAAACTTACGATAATAAAAAGAAAAAATGGTTAAATGAAATAGTATCTAATGAAGGTACTGGAATTATGTCCTATGCTGGAAACTTTGGTAATGAAATTGGTGGGATTAGAATTAGAACTAATGATAATTCACCGTTTGCAATTTCAAGCCATATTAAAAATGGTTCTTGGTTAAGTGAAGTTACTAAATGGGATAATACCTCTAACGGCTATTCTGGAGTAAAAGGAAAAGCAATAGATGGTATTGCAATGAAAGTAAACAATCATAAAATATCATATAGAGTACATACTGTTAAAGGTAAATGGTATGACTGGGTTAATCAATATAATATAAATGATTGGAGATATGGAGTTGCTGGTGTTAAAGGCCAAGCCATTGATGCAATAGAAATAAAAGTAGACTAGGGAAACCTAGTCTTTTTTTTATGCCTAAAAACAACAAATTTACACAAAATGGTAAAAACTGCCAATTTGCTATTGCATTGATTGGTAAATTATGGTAATATAATATTGTCAAAGGAGGAAAGAAATGAAAAAAGATTACATAAATAAGAAAAGGAGAAATAAGAATGACAAGAAAACAAGCATTGAATGAAATAGCAAGTTTATACAATGGTGATATTAGTAAATGCACTAGTGTAGGGAGTGAATACTTATTAAGAAAAAAAAATTCAACAATTGATAAAATATTTTATACGTATAATTTTTTAATAGTAACTTTATATAAAAATAACGCAAGATTAAAAGATGTCATAAAGATACATTTAATTAATAACACAATATATTTTGATTTAAAAAACACGAGAAATTATGAATTGTGTGGTTTATTAAAGGAGGTAATAGAATGAAAGAAAATAAGATAAGAAAGGTTAAATATGAAAACATAGTATTTATGCTATTAGTAGGAGGCTATATTTATAATGCGTTTAGCATTACTAACAATGTAATTCAAACACTTATTATACAAATTAGTATGAGTGCTATGTTAAGACTTGGTATCAAATACATAAGAGTTAATTGGGAACAAGTTAAAAAGAATATGATCGAATTATTAAAAGAAAATCAAGAATTAAAGAAACAACTTGAAGAAAAAGATATACTTATTAAACAATGTGAGTTATCGGTGTCAAATGTTATGGATTGCTATTGTGAAAGAACTGATTGCTCTGGAAGAATAAAAGATAGCAAAAAATATGATAGTTTAGTTCAAGTTCAAGAAACTCAACAAAAAGAGTTTATAAAGTATTTAGAAGATGAAATAAATGCTTTAAATGTAGTTAATTCTACTCCTTGTGGGCTTAGTTTTGAAAACGAAATAACTAGAAAAGTATATCAAGAAATTTTGCAAAAATACAAAGAAATAATAGGTGATAGTAATGAATAGAAAAATAGATGATTTAGGCCGTTTAGTTATTCCTAAAGAAATGAGAAATAAATTAGGGATAAAAGATAATGATCCAGTTAATATAGAATGTATCGAGAATAAGATTATAATAACTAATCCTAGTGAAATTGATTATAAAGCAAGAATTGATAAAGCAATAGAATTTTATAATACTTATAAGCAAGAATGTGTTATGGGGAGAACAAAAGAAGGAAAATTGATAAAAAAATATTATCTGCCTGCACATTTGAGTAAAAAATTAATAGATATAATAAAGGGAGAACAAATAAAATTATGAGAAGTTTAGTTATATTAAGAGGAAGCCCAGCAAGTGGGAAATCAACTTGGATAAAAGAAATGAATTTAGAAAATTATACTTTATGTGCTGATACTATAAGATTGTTGGTAGAAAGCCCAATTATAGCCCCTGATAAAAAGCATAGGGTTATTAGTCAAAAAAATGATAGTTATGTATGGACATTATTGTTTGAATTATTAGAAAAAAGAATGTCTAGGGGAGAATTTGTTGTAATAGATGCAACGCATAGTAAATCAAGTGATTTTAGCAGATACAACAAATTATGTGAAAGATATAGATATAGAAGATATTATGTAGACTTTAGTGATGTACCATTAGAAGAATGTAAAAGAAGAAATTTATTAAGAGAAGATTACAAAAGAGTTCCTGAAAGTGTTATTGAAAAGATGTATTCAAGATTAAAAACACAATCCAAAACAAGTGGTTGGATAGAGGTGAATAAAAATAATTTTTGGAATGAAATAGGCACTAAATTATTTGATTTAAACCAATATGAAAGAATTAATGTGTTTGGAGATATTCATGGTTGTTATGATCCATTAAAAGAGTACTTTGAAACATATCCATATAATGAAAATGAAATGTATATATTCTGTGGTGATTACATAGATAGAGGAAAGCAAAATAAAAAAACATTAGAGTTTTTAATGGGACTATCAAAAAATCATAATGTTCTATTCTTAGAAGGCAATCATGAAAAGTGGTTAAATTATTATTCTCTTGATGAAACTGAAAATATAAAATCAAAAACATTTTTACATAAAACAATGATTGAATTACTAGATTTAGATAAAAAAGATATTAGAGCATTTTATAGAAAAATAGGGCAAATTGCATATTTTAATTATGGTGATACAAATTATTTAATATCACATGGTGGAATTAGTTATATACCAGATGAATTACAATTAATAGCAACAGACCAATTTATAAACGGTGTAGGAGATTACAATGTAAATATAGATAATGTTTATGCTGAAAATTCAATAGATAATAATATAATTCAAATTCATGGACATAGAAACACATATGAAATTAATGATTGTAACAATAAATCATTTAATTTAGAAGGAAAAGTTGAATTTGGAGGATATTTAAAAGTTCTTCAATTATTTAAAGATGAAACACCAATTATGATAAAGGTTAAAAATAATAATTTTGCTCCAATAGAAGAAGTAAATGAATTTAAAGAATGCAGAACAAATGTATTAAAAGATATTCCTATGATAGAACAATTAAGAAATTCTAAAGATATAAGAGAAACAAAACTAGATAATAATATTAGTTCATTTAATTTCACTAGAAACGCATTTTTCAATAAAAACTGGAATGGATTAACTTGTAAAGCAAGAGGGCTATTTATAGATATTGAAAAAAATAAAGTGGTTGCTAGAGGTTATGAAAAATTCTTTAATGTAAATGAAAGAAAGAACACCGAATTAGAACATTTAATAGTTAAATTTAAAGACAAAATAACATGTTACAAAAAAGAAAATGGTTATTTAGGAATTATGTCATGGGTAAATGGAGAATTGTTTATAGCCAGTAAATCAACTAATAAAGGTGATTTTGCTGATTGGTTTAGGAATATTTATGAAAGTAGTGATATTAATAAAAAAGAATTAGAAGAATATCTAAAAAATAATGATGTTTCACTAACATTTGAAGTAATAGATATAGTTAATGATCCACACATTATTGAATATGATAAATCAAAAATAGTGCTATTAGATATAATACATAATGATTATGAATTTAAAAAAGAACCTTATGAGAAAGTACAAGAGTTATCAAAACTAATTAATTGTGAATGCAAAACAATCTATAAAGAATTTGATAATGTTAGAGATTTTCATCAATGGTATATAGAAAATACTGATGAAGATGATTTATCAAAAGAAGATATTGAAGGTGTAGTAATTGAGTGCTGCGGAATAATGACAAAGTTAAAATTTCCATACTATAATTTTTGGAAGTATATGAGGAGAATTAAAGAACAAGTATCACATAAAAGCAACGTCAAATTATCAAGATTATATAATGCAACATCTAATTATTTCTATGCATGGTTGAAAAATCAAGATGAAGAAACATTAAAAAAAGACATTATCACATTAAGAAAAATGTTTTATGAGGCAAAGGAGAATAAAGATGAAAAAAATAGTTAGAATATTGGCATTATTAATTATTGTAGGTTCATATGTGTACTTATTTAACACAATAAACACACTTACAAGAAGAGTTAATGCTTTTGAAGATAAATATACTAAAGAAGATAAAACAACCGAAATACAAGCTTTAAAACAAGAATTAGAGGCATTAAAAACTGATGTAGAAACAAATAAAGATAATATATCTGATTTAGAGAATGATCTTAACAAAAAAATATCTAATGTCAAAAGTGGTTTAAATAATACAATATTAAGTAATAAAAATGAAGCAATGACTAAAATTGATAAATTGAATAATGCTTTAATCGAATGTAGTAAACAAACCCCTTCAAATGCTGGACCATATATTTTTAAGTATTGTATAAAGAAAGAATTGAATAGTTAATAACTATTCTTTTTTATTTTGCATTTTTTTAAGTTTCCTAATATAATTACTTTTAACAATATTAGGGGGGTTATTTTATGTTTGAATTATATAGCCAATTATCAAAAGCGGTAGACGTTTACAATGAAAATGTTAAAGAAGAAATTGAGTATCACGAGGTACTAGAAATGATTGAAGATAGATATAATGAAAAAGAAGTAATGGAATTGATTATAAAATTATATAGTGAGGTACATTAGAAAACCCCTGATATGTAGTAATATCAAGGGTTTATTTTATGTTCATTTCTAACTATAACCACTTGGATATGTATAGTTATGAACACGAATATTATAGAAAATCTACATCAATTTTAAAGTCCTTATCAAGTTTAATTTCCTTTATTAAATTCCTCCATAATGCCCTTTGATTTTCTTTATCTAAAGAGTTATAAACATCTTTCCAATTACTCTTTAAAAACTCTTCTAATATAGTAATATCAGTTTCTTTTGGTGTTTCTTTTTGTAAATTTGCTAGTTCTTTTTCAAGTGCTTCATATTCCCTATCATACTTTTTAATATCAATTCTTTTCTTTTGGAACATGTAATTTAAGTTGTCAATTTCCTCTAAAATTTCATTAATCCGATTTTGAGGTAAATCAGTTTTTTCTGCTGGTTTAACTTCCATAACTTCTGCAATATGTTTTTGAGCGAGTTTTTCAACATTTTTCAAAAGAAAGTCTAAAATCACATTTTCATTAATAACCTTACCACTAGAACACGCTTTATTTCTTTGGTTGTTGCTACAAATATAACCCCAGTATTCTCTAATTGTTCCGTTTTTGTTTTTTCTTTTGGTGAATTTACCAACCATTTTAAAACCACAAAACGGACATTTCATAAGGGAGGTGAATAGATAAATATTAGTTCCTTTTCTTTCTTTAACATTGGCTTTTCTTCTTTGTTCGTTCTTTTCAAATTCTTCTTTTGTAATGTATGGTGGGTAGTAATTTGGGTTACCTTCATATAGTCCATAATATTCAGTACTTGTTAGCATTCGATAAATACAATTGTAATTCTTGCTTATATCGTACTTACTATTAATGTATGTCATTGTGCCTCTTATAGTATGGTGTTTAGCAAAATATTCAAATATATCATTTACAATAGGTATAAGTTCAGGATCTTTAACAATTGTTTTCTTATTGTCCTTTGTTACGATTTTATAGCCATAAGGCTGGTTACCGCTTACTGGTTGCCCTTGTTTGATTTTAAACTCAAATACTGATTTAATCCGTTCGCTTGTCTTTTTTGCTTCACGTTCAGCAAGAGATACCCTTAAATCAAAGTTAAATTTACCATCAGCAGTAGAAGTGTCAATATCATCTTCTTCAATTGATTTAATGGCTACATTGTATTCTTCCATCATTTCAACCATTTTATTTGCTTGTAATACATTTCTAGAGAAACGATCTAAACGAGTAAATACAAGTACATCAAATTTATCTAAATCATTTAACATTCTTAATAAATCGGGTCTTTTCATCTTTGTAGCAGTAAAACCCTCATCAACATATATTTCTACTAATTGACATTTGTTTTCTTCTGCATACCTTATAATTCTATCTATTTGAGCTTGAACTGAATAACCATATTTCTTTTGTTCATCATGTGAAACCCTAACATATCCAGCAATTCTTTTTGCTTTCATTTTCCAAAATCCCCTTTAATTATGAATTGTTTTATTTTTATGATTTGTTTCATAATGTAATTAAGATATCACTATTTGAAACACTTATTTTAAGAAAGGATGATATAGATGAATATAACTAAATTCTATGAGTTGTTATATGAACTATATGCCAATCAAAATAATTTAAAAATAAAAATAAAAGTAAAAGAAATTTAATAACAAGTGAACCATCCCCTTTTATGAAGTATCTTAAAAGAGATACTTCTACTTTTTTATTTGTTCTTTTGCTAGGATATACATTTTCATAATTTCCTCACTTAATTCTTGTTTTTCTTCAAAAGGAACATTTTCATTTTCAAATATAGATTTAGCACGAGCCAATAAATCATTTACTTCTATTTCTTCTGTTTTTAAACCTAGTGTGTCTAATGTAACACCAAAATAATCTGCTAATAATTTAATTTGATGTATATTAAAATTTCTTCTACCTGTTTCTAGATTACTAACTTGGGATCTTGATAAATTCCCTAATACCTCCCCTAGTTCATCTTGCCTCATAGATCTTGCCTTTCTCAATTGCCTTATTTTATTACCTACTTCCTTTGTATCAAAAGATTTTTGTATCTTTGTCAAAGTTATCCCTCCTAATTAGATATATTCTGATTTTACACTAAATGTTTCTAAAAGTAAAATTTGAATTAAAAAATGTTAATTTTCTGTTGACAAAATTATCTTAATATAATAAAATATAATTGTAATTAAATTACAAAGATTAATTACAATGTTTCAAATAATCAAAAAATAGAAAGAAGGTGAAAAATGAATATCAGGATTAACCTCATTAAATTTAGAAAAACAAGAGAAAAAGGGAAAAACACAATTGGTTATTTTGCTAAACAATTAGATGTTACTAGACAACATTATTCTAATATAGAAAATGGTTTAGTTAATCCCTCTTATGGCTTAATGGATAAATTCTCAAAAGTTTTTGAGGGTGAATATAAAGATATTTGGGAATTATTTAAAAAAGAGGAGTGAGTTCCATAGGGAACATACGTTCTAAATGATTTACTATTATGATAGATCAAGTTGAGGGGGTATATAATGAATACCGATAAAATTATTTTAGTAATTGAAGAACTAGGAGAAATCATTAGTAAATATAAAAATGAAATTAAATGGAAAAATTGTGAAATTGAAAGACTTAATAAAAAAGTAAAATCAATTGAGGATTATTTGAAAGAAAAAGAAAAACATTAATTTGAAAGGTGATAAGTAATGCCATTTGCAACTTGGTATAAGATAGTAAATTATACAATATGGTTTTTTAGATACTTAAAAAGTGTCTTTGAAAGATTATTGTTGCATTTACTAAACAAATATCATCCGAAGTTTGTAATTTAAAATTAATGTTTCAAATAGTGGAAATAAGGAGGAAATATGGAAAATAAAAAGATAACTTTTGAAGATATTCAAAAGGCAAATGAAACAATAAAAACAACAGATATTAAAGGGAAGGAATATGCAGAGGTAAATCAAAGAATTAAAGCATTTAGAATGGTATATCCTGATGGAGTAATTAAAACAAATATGAAGAGCAATGAAAATGGTGTTTGCATATTTGAAGCAAATATATATGAATATTATATTCAAGAAATGGGGTTAATGTTTAATAACAATATTAAATCAAAATTATTAGCAACTGGAACGGCCTATGAAAAAGAAAACAGCACATTTATTAATAAAACATCATACATAGAAAATTGTGAAACATCAGCAGTAGGAAGAGCATTAGGAATGTGTGGATTTGGAATTGATACAAGCGTAGCGAGTGCAGAAGAGGTACAAAATGCAATGGCTAATCAAAATAAAAAAGAAACTGATTATAGAAAAGAATTAATCAAGTATTGTAAAGAAAATAATATTGATATGCAAGAAATAGCAAAAGAATATAAATTAGCAGGAAGAAATTTAAGTAATGATGATTACTATGATGTTCTATGTGATGTTAAAGGAGAAAAAGAAAATGCAAGCAGTAACAATTGATAGAGATAAATATATAGGTGGTAGCGATATACCTATCATAATGGGAATAAGCCCATTTAAGAAAAGATTTGATTTATTGCTAGAAAAAGCAGGATTAAAAGAAAATGATTTTACTGGTAATGAATATACAGAATATGGGAACATATTAGAGCCTAAAATAAGAGATTTCATAAACGAAAAGTATTCTAAAAATTTTGTGGAATACAAAAAAATAAATGGTGATATAAGATGTCATTTAGATGGCTATGATGAAGATATGGAAATAGGAGTATTAGAAATTAAAACTACTTCACAAATTCATGATAATTTAGATGATTATAAAGTATATTTAGTTCAAACATTATTCTATATGCAAGAAACAAACAAGAATAAAGGAATGTTAGCAGTTTATCATAGGCCAGATGATTTTAATGAAAACTTTGATAAAACTAGATTAAGTGTATATGGAATTGATATTAATGATTATAAAGACTTATTAGAGCAAATAAATAAAGCAGTAGATCAATTTAGAATTGATTTAGTAAAAGTAAAAGAAAACCCATTTATTACCGAAGAAGAGTTAATGCCTACTGATTTAACTGAATTATCAAATAAAATAGTAGCACTAGAAAATCAACTAGCACAAATGAAAATAATTGAAGTTCAAGCAAAAGAACTTAAAGCACAATTAAAAACAGCAATGGAAAACAACAATGTTAAGAAGTGGGAAACACCTAACGGAGTAAAGATTACTCTAGTAGCAGATGGAGAAGATAAAGAGGTTCTTAAATTCAATGAAGATAAATTCAAAGAAGAAAATGAAGAAACTTATAACAAGTATCTTGAAACAAAAATACAAAAAGGAAAGGCTGGTTATGTAAAAATTACATTACCAAAAGAGGGATAACATGTACTTAGAAATAGATGAAGATTTAAAAACTAAAATCGAAAAAATAACAGGTATTGATTATGACTTTAAAGGTAATTATTTACCTAGTGAAAGTATAACATCAATAATTGAGGATCTAATTAGTGAAATAGATAAATTAGAAGAAAAATATAGCGATTTAGAACAAGATTTAGAAGATAATTATAGACCTATTTCAGTAAGTGAACAAGTTGGAATAAGTGATAGAGATTTTATATAGGAGGAAATATGAAAGATAAAAATATAACAATAAGTTTAAGTGAATATAAAGAATTATTATTGAAAGAAAGACCTAGCGATAATGATAAATGGTTATTAGAAAAAATTAAAACATTTATTGCAGAAAATACAAAATTAGATAGTGATTATAAAGATATAACAATAAAAGATAGCTATGATTTTGCAAGAGATATATTAAAATTTATTAAATTAGTTGATATGGATTTTTATAAATCAATAGTTAAAAAATGTTATGACAAAAAATTAGAAGAAGAAGAAACAAAATTAAGAGTTGAAAAGATGAACGCCATCAAAGAACTTAATAAGGAGCAGAAAAATAATGAATAAAATAATCATTACAGGAAACCTATGTAAAGATATTGAACTACGATATACAAATAGTAATATAGCAGTATTACAAAATACAGTTGCAGTAAAAAATGATTTTAAAAATGCTAATGGAGAGTATGACAGCGAATTTATAAATATTGTAGTATGGCGACAAACAGCAGAATTTTTAAATAATTACGCTGCTAAAGGTAGTAAGGTATCAGTTGAAGGTAGATTAACTAATAGAAGTTATGATAAGCAAGATGGCACTAAAGGATATATTACAGAAGTAGTGGCCGAAAAGGTTGAATTGTTAGACGCAAAAAAGAAAGAAAATGCAACTAATGAAAAACAAGACGCACCAGTGCAAAAAGAACAAAGTGATCCATTTAAAGAATTTGGTTCAGAAATTGTTTTAACAGATGATGATTTACCTTTTTAAGAGGTGATTAAATGAAACTTAAAGGGAAAATAGTAGATGTAAATTTAGATTATTCTACTCATAAACCAAAAATAACACTTCAATTAACAGACCAATACGACATACTAACCGAAGAATTTAACCAATTGCAAAAGGAAGAAGTACTAGATATTGATTTAAAAAAAGAAGTGCAGCAAAGAGGCCTACAAGCAAATAAATATTTTCATAGCCTAGTTAATGAATTAGCACGATACAACCGAGGTAATGGTTATGCTATAAGTGATGAAGAAATGAAAGTGAATATTAACCTTGCTTATGGAACAATTGCAAAAGATGATAATGGAAAAGTACTAGGTGCAAAAGTTCCGAAAGGCACTGATATAAAACAATTCTATCCATATTCAAAGTGGTATAAAGAAGAAGATAATTGTGATTGCTACATATTTTATAAAAGAACTAGTGAACTTAATACAAAAGAGTTCTACCAACTAATCAAAGGGCTAGAACGGGAATGTAAAGATGTAGGTATAGAAACACTAGAAGATAAAGAATTTAATAAAATGATGGAAGCATACGATAAAAGTTTCAAATAGTAAAATGAGGTGCAAATATGAAAAGTATCATTCAAAATACAAAAGAGTGTTTAATATGTGGTAGTTGGAATGTAGAGGATCATCATATTTACTTTGGACAAGCCAAACGAAAATTGAGTGAGAAGTACGGGCTTAAAGTTTGGCTATGTCCTACCCATCATAGAGGCACTTATGGAGTGCATGGAAAAGAAGGACATAAATTAGATATGGAATTAAAACAACTAGGGCAAAAAGCCTTTGAATGGGAACATACAAGAGAAGAATTTATTAAAACATTTGGGAGGAATTATCTTGATTAAATTTTTATTAACTTTAATGGGTGGAGCATTAATAGGAGTATTTACAATGTGTCTATTACAGGTTAATAGATATGAAGATATTGAAGAAGATAGCAAGGAGGAAAAATGAAGAAATGTAAAACACGTGAACATATAGGATATATGAAATCATTAAAAAGTGAAATATGTGAAACCAAATTATTTGCAAAAATAAGTGAATATAGATGGTATAAAGGACAAAGAAAAATTAAAGGTAAACAAACTGGTGAATATACCAGTAGAGCGTATGATCTAAATTATTGCCCGACTTGTGGAGCAAAAATAAGTGATATCAAGATATCAAAGTAAGTAAATAAATTTATTTACTAAATGAAACATTATTCGAGGGTTAGACAAAGAATAGTTAAAATTAATTTACTATTTGAATAAAGGAGAGTGAATAGATGGTTAAATTTGAAGTCCTAGGAAAGCCAATAGCAAAAGCAAGGCCTAGATTAAATAAGTTTGGTTATACATATACACCTAAAAAAACGGTTAATTATGAAAACCTAATCAAATATACCTTTCAAAGTGAATTTCCCCACCACGAGCCATTTTTGGGGCTTGTAGAGGCTAATATAACTTGTATATTTGATATTCCTAAAAGTTATTCAAAAAAGAAAACAAAAGAGTTATTAGAAACTCATAATAATTATAATCATAAACCAGATTGTGATAACTTAGCAAAAATCATATTAGATAGTTTAAATGGCATTGCATATAAAGATGATAGTCAAGTAACTATATTACATATCAATAAAGAATATGGAGTGCAGCCAAAAGTAATAATTGAATTAAAGGAGATTATATGAACGGAGAAATATTAAGTATTGAAACATCAAAGAAATTAGCAGATAGAGAAAAAGCAATTAAATATTGTCAAAACATATTAAAGAGAGAGGCACCAGTACAAATAAAAATGTATGTACAAAATATATTGTGGGTATTGGAGGGGGAAAAATGAACCTATATAAAACAGAAGAAGTAGTAGAAAGAGTATTAAGACAACATCAAGATACTAGATCAGATGATTTTATATTAATTTATAGAGTATTTAAAGAAATAAATGAAAAGGTAGTTATTCGTTTACCATTCTTTGAAGTAATGTTAAATCATAAAGAATATAGATTACCAGCAATAGCAAGCGTTATGAGGGCTAGAAGAAAGGTATATGAGAAGTATCCTTATTTAAAGCCTAAAAGAGTATCTAAATTAAGAAAAGATAAAGAAGAAGAATATAAAGAGTATAGTAGAAGTTAAATGTTTCAAATAGTGAATATAAGGAGGAATTATGAAATTAACAAATGAAGAAATTCAAAAATTAATATATTGTATTGATTTAATCATACAAAACTTTGGAGAAAACCAAGAACTAGAAGATTTAGCAGATAAGTTAATTAAAATGAAAGGATAGAAATGAAAGTATTAGAGTTGTTTGCTGGAACAAGATCAATAAGCAAAGCATTTGAAGAGAGAGGATATGAAACATATAGCATAGAATGGGACAAAGATTTTGAAAACATATCTCTTTATGATGATGTAAATAATATAACAACAAAAGATATTATTAAACTATGTGGAGGTATTCCAGATGTTATATGGGCTAGTCCTGATTGCACTACATATTCAATTGCTGCAATATCTCACCATAGAAAATATGTAGATGATGTATTAATACCAGTTAGTGATTATGCAAAGTTTTGTGATAAGACAAATAAGCATGTATTAGATTTAATTTAAGAATTAAAACCTAAATATTATTTTATAGAAAATCCTAGAGGTGGGTTAAGAAAAATGGACTTTATGAAAGGTTTATATAGATATACGGTTACATATTGTCAATATGGAGATACAAGAATGAAACCAACCGATATTTGGACTAATCACCCCAACCCACAATTTAAACAACCTTGTAAGAACGGTGATAGTTGCCACGAAAAAGCACCTAGAGGAAGTCATACAGGCACACAGGGATTAAAGAATAGCAAAGAAAGAGCAGTGATACCAAAGGCACTATGTGATCATATAGTGGATATATGTGAAGATTGTTTCAAATAGTAGAATTGTATTGAAAAAATGTAAAAATTGTTATATAATGGAAATAGGTTAGATAGCATTAAGGAATTTGTACAACAGCCCATAGGCTATCTAACCAGTAATTTATGGGTTGTTGTATGAGTTCCTTTTTGTATATCTAGAAATGGAGGATTTATGGCAGAAGTCAAATGGATTAAATTAACGGTAGATATGTTTGATGATGAAAAAATAAAAATCATTCAATCAATGCCAGAAGGAGATACATTATTAATTGTATGGATTAAATTAATAACTCTTGCTGGAAAAACTAATGATGGGGGTTATGTTTATATTTCAGAAGGAATGCCTTACACAGATGAAATGTTATCTATTATTATGAATAAGCCTTTAAATATAATAAGATTAGCATTAGATACATTTATAAAATTAGGTATGATTGAAACCGATATTAAAGGGATATACCTATTAAATTTTGAAAAACATCAAAGTTTAGATAAGTTAGAAAAAATTAAGGAACAAAACAGATTGAGAGTAGCAAAATATAGAGAAAAGCAAAAACAATTAGAATGTAACGTTACAGACCGTTACAATGTAACGCAATGTAATGCTATAGATATAGATAAAGATAAAGATATAGATAAAGATAAAGAAAATAATAAAAGAAAAAACTTTAAAAAACCATCATTAGAAGAAGTAAAACAATATTGTTTAGAAAGAAATAATAATATTAATCCTGAAAACTTTATTGATTATTATGAGGCAAATGGTTGGAAAATAGGCAAAAACCCTATGAAAGATTGGAGAGCAGCAGTTAGAACTTGGGAAAGGAGAAATGTAAATGTTAAATCAAATACTAGAACAAACAATAGAGAAGATGGATCAGAATATGCACAATTCAACTAATACTTATTTAAAAGATGATTTATTATATTGTTCTTTATGTAATACCCCTAGACAAACAATAATTAATAATCCATTTATAGGAGAGCCTAGAAAAGTAAATTGTATATGTCAATGTCAAGCCGAAAAAATGAGACAAGAAGAATTAGAAGCAAGAAATAGAGAAAAGCAAAGAGAAATTGACAAATTGCAAAAGCAATCATTACTAGGCGACAGATATAAAAATGTAAGGTTTGATAATACCAAAACAGGTTATAATGCTAAATTTGATGAAGCATATAGAAGATGTAAAAATTATTGTGAAGTATCAAGCAAAGTATTAGAAAATGGTTATGGAATATATATCTTTGGAGACAAAGGAACTGGAAAAACACATTTAACTGCTTGTATGGTAAACGAACTTATTAGCCAATACAAAACAGTGTTATTTACTAACTTCTTTGAGATTTCCAAAATGATAAGAAGTACATTTAACAAAAAATCTGAAACCGAAGAAGAGTTTATAAATAAAATATCAAATATAGATTTCTTGTTTATAGATGATATTGGTTCAGAAGTATTAAAAAAGAATGTTGAAGATACATGGTTACAAGGAATAGTATTTGATGTAATAAACAAAAGATACAACAATAAAAAACCTACTGTATTTACAAGCAACCACTCATTACAAGAATTAATAACTCAAAGAGGCTTAATGCCTAAAACAGTAGATAGAATGTTAGAAATGGCAAATTTAATTTTAAAAATAGAAGGAGATAGTTATAGGTTAGAAGCAAGAAATTGTGATCTACCATATTAGGAAATAAATCTAATTAAAAAGTTTCAAATAGTAAAGGAAGAGGTGTGATATGAAAAATTATATAATTACATCTAATGAACTAGACATAATAAACAGAAGATTAAATAGGTTGTACGAAAGGAAGGAAACATTAAAAAACAATATGACTAATTGCACCAGCCATTTAAAAGAGGTAGTTTCAAGTGGTGGAGTTGCAGAAGATAAAATGACTAATTACGTTGCTGAACTAGAAGGAATAGAAGAAGAAATAAAAGATTTAGAAAAACAAGCAGCACAATTAAAAGATGATCTTGATTATATGGAAAATAGAATAAGTAATATAAATGAAATTAAGGAGCAAGTATTTACAAGGTACTTCATAAAAGGGGAGAAGCCTTTACAAATTGCCCCTAAAATTCCATGTGGTAAATCTAGTGTATATAGATACATCGATGAAATCAACAAAGAACGTGCAAATTGGGAAAAAATAAAAAAAAATGATGATATAATATTAGTGTGAAAGTGTCAAACCATATTTCACACTTTGTTTTCATTTTTACCTCCTTTCTATTAGGAGAAACTGAAATACGCCATCTATTATAGGTGGCATAGAGTAGATATATTGTAACAGTGATGTTACATAACTGGAACGGTACAGGGAAAGTCCATAAAACGAGCCCCCGATGGACTATATCTATTCTATGGTGCTTATAACAGAGAGAAAGGGAACTCTTCATGAAATGTTAACTTGCAATGTCGCTCATTGCTTAATTGCCACGATAAAATGCGAGGTGGCTGAAAATGTTATAACACTATAATATATTGATTATATAAGCCAGGTCTTTCAGTGTTAAATATAATAGTTTATAGGTATATCTATTTGATAGCACTTTAAACATAAAACCTATATTACCGTTATATCATTGGTATATTATCTATTGAAGATATTATTAACAACCATAATAGGTTGTTTTTTTTGTTGGGTAGAACAAGGGGAACTGGCAACAATCAAATATAGCAGTTGGTCGGGTTAGCGTGATTGTTAAAGTGAGGAATTATGAAAGAAATAACTAGATTAATGATTAATGAATATGGGCTAAAAAAATTAAAGTTTGATTTTATGGGCTATACATTTGTTAAAACAGATCAGTTATCATTTCATCATTTAATAATACCTAAAAGAAATGGTGGACTATATACACGGGATAACGGAGCAATATTAAGGCAAAATACAAGCCATGATTATTTACATATTATTGAAAATTATGATTATGATATGTTTTTAGCAATTACAAGTGAACTTATTGATGAAAACATTCAAGGTAAATTATCACTTGAAAACCTTAAAAGAATAAAAGATATATTGCTATGCTTTGAACGTGAACATAGTTCAACCAGAACTAAAAAAGGAAATTTAATAATAAAAGAAGATTATGTGAAAGGTAGGGTGCTTAAATGAAAAAGAGAAATAAGAAAGAACCTAAATATATTGAAGAACGAGATGAAGCAAAAGAAAAAGTATTGAAGAAAAAAGGCTTGATATAAACACTAACACTTAATAGTTAGTGTACTGATGATATGTGAAAGGTTGTGGACGTTATCATAAAGACCTAGTATATCATTAGTGCAGTATCTATTAAAGATACTAATTACATTAAAGGAGTTTAACAACATTGAATATATTAGATTTAAAGTTATCTGATATTACACCATATGAGAATAATCCTAGAAATAATGATGAAGCAGTAGAACCAGTCTTAGAAAGTATTAAAGAGTTCGGTTTTAAAGTTCCAATTATTATTGATAAAAATAATGTAATTGTTGCAGGCCATACAAGATATAAAGCAGCAAAGAAATTAAAATTAGATACAGTTCCATGTATTAGAGCAGATGATCTAACAGAAGAACAAATTAGAGCCTTTAGATTAGCAGATAATAAAGTAAGTGAATTTGCTAAATGGGATAATCAATTATTAAACATTGAATTAGATGAAATTGATTTAAATATGTCCTTATTTGGTTTTGAATTTGTTGAGGAAGAAGAAAAGGAAGAGGTAGAAGTAGAATTTACTGAAACACTAAATGAGGAACATAATTACATAGTTTTATATTTTGATAATGATATTGATTGGTTGCAGGCTGAAAGTCTATTTAATATTAAAACAGTAAAAGATTATAGTACTAGAAAAGATGGTGTTATAAAAAAAGAACGAAAAGGAATAGGAAGAGTATTAAATGGAGCAGAAGCATTAAATAAATTAACAGAGGTATATTTTAATGAAAATTAGTATAAATTGCCCTAGTTATAAAAGACCAATAGTAGAAACGTTAAAGTATTTACCATATTGCAAAGTATGGGTAAGTGCAGATGAATTAGAAGAATATAAAAGCAAAAATAAAGATACTGAATTTAGAATTTTAAGTAAACAAGGGAATGTAAGTATTGTTAGAAATGAAATATTAGATAAGGAATTTAATGATGGGGCTGATGTTGTATGTATTGTAGATGATGATTTAAAAGGTATATATCATTATGAAAAATCCGAAAATAATAACTTTGGATATGAAAAGCATTTAGTAAGTGTAGATGAATTTGAAGAGTTTATTATTAAACATACTAACATGTGTAAAGAGTTTGGGTTTTATTTATGGGGATTAAATGTTAATAATGATCCAAGAAGTTATAGACATTTTGCACCGATAAATACAACTTCAATTATATTAGGCCCTTTTAGTTGCCATTTAAAAGGCAGTGAGATTAGATATGATGAAAGAATACCATTAAAAGAAGATTATGATTTAGCAATACAACATTTAAATGAATACAGAGGGATATTAAGATTAAATAAATTTCATTATGATTGTAAACAATCCATACAGGCTGGAGGATGTGCAACCATAAGAAATTACAAAAGAGAAGAAGAACAATTGAAATTACTTCAAAATAAATGGGGCAGTGATATTGTACGATTAGATAAAACATCTAAAAAGAAGTTTGATTATAATCCAATAATTAAAATACCTATTAAAGGTATATAGGAGGTGATAATAATGAATGAAGAAAACATAGATAAATATAAATTCAATAAGCGAACACCCGAAGAACAGCGAGAAATAGCAAGAAAGGGTGGAATTGCTAGTGGTGAAGCAAGGAGAAGAAAACGAACATTTAAACAACAATTTGATTTATTGTTATCATTACCTGTTAAACCTGATGGAAAGATAGGTAAAAAGATAAAAGATGTTGCTGATGATTTAGGAATACCAGTAGAAGAATTAGATAATCAAATGGCAATGTGTATTAATATGTATGCTAATGCAATGGGGAAAAATCCTACACAAGCATTTACTAATATTCAAGCAACATTAGGCGAAAAACCAGTTGAAACGATAGCAGTAGAAGATAAAAGAGAAAAGACAAAGAAACTTGATAGCATATTGGAGCAACTAAAGGAGTGATAGCAAATGGAAGAGTTTTTACTATCAGACAAATTTAAAAAGTTTTTAAAGTATGAAGCACCAGTAGAAATGTTAGAAGGTACAACAGCAGCAGGAAAAACAACGGTTGGCGTTGTTAAATATATGTTTAAAGTTGCAAAGTCTCCTAAAAAATTTCATATATTAAGTGGACTAGATTTAGGAACAATAGAAAAGAACATAATCAATAAAGATTTAGGAATACTTGATATATTTGGTGATTTAGTAGAATACAACCCACAAGGGAAGGGCAAATACTCACTACCGCACATTGTATATAGTACAAGTGGTGGAGATAAGATTATATATGTTTTAGGTTATGATAATAAAGCAAGATGGAAGAAAGCATTAGGAGGACAATATGGGTGCTTATACATAGATGAGATAAATATTGCTGATATGGAATATGTAAGAGAGGCAAGTATGAGATGTGATTATATGATGGGTACACTTAACCCTGATGATCCTAATTTGCCAATCTATAAAGAATACATAAATTGTTGTAGGCCAATAGAAGAATATAAGAATGATGGACCAAGTGAATTATTAGAAATGTTAAATGAACCACCAAAGCCTAATTGGACTTGGTGGTATTTTAGTTTTGAACATAATGCAGCACTATCAAAAGAAAAGAAAGAACAAATAGTAAGAAATGTACCAGTAGGAACTAAACTCTATAAGAATAAGATATTAGGATTAAGAGGTAAGGCTACTGGTTTAGTATTCTCTAATTTTGATAGAAGAAAGCATTGCATTACTAAAGAACAAGCAAAACAAAAGAAATATGAATACTTTACTTGTGGTTTAGATACAGCCTATTCAAGCAATAGCCCAGATACAATATCAATGTTATTCATTGGTATAACGGATAATAGGGAAGTAGTTATATTAGATGAGCGAGTATATAACAATAGAGATTTAAATAATCCTATTGCACCAAGCGATACAGTAACAAACTTTGTGGCATTCCTAGATAGAAACCAAAAAGAGTGGGGACTTGCTAGAAATGTATTTATAGATAGTGCAGACCAAGCAACAATAACAGAGTTAGGGAAATATAAAAGAACTCATCCATGTATATATGTATTCAATAATGCACATAAGAAAGTACAAATAATAGACCGTATCAACTTACAATTAGGTTGGTTGCATACAGGCCATTATTTAGTAGTAGATACATGTACAAACCATATACAAGAACTTGAAGCATATTCTTGGAAAGAAGATAAAGACAATGAGCCAGAAGATAGCAACGATCATACAATAAATGCTAGTCAATATGGCTGGATACCTTACCGAGATAAGATTGGTATAGAGGTTAAGAAAGAAGATGAAAGGCCTGTTAGTTATTATGACAGGTTTAGGAGGTGAAAGAGGTGAAATTAATGGATATGGCAAAACAAAAAATGCAATCATGGTTAGAAATAAGAGATAACACACCAAAAGCAATAGTTGTATATAGAAAAGAAGATATGCAAATATACTTTGCTAAAAACAAAATGTGGTACATAGGAGAAAGTAATGAACTACAAGAATTTTACAAGCAAATAGAAGGTAAAGAAACAACCTTTTGGGGTAGTGTTCCAACCGCTGGTATGGAGATAAAGAAAAGTCATAGTGGATTACCTAAACTAATTACTAACACTTTAACAAATATAGTAGTAGATAATTACAATGGTATTGATTGTGAAGATGTAGCCAAACTAGATGAATGGAAAAAGATAGCCAAAGAAAACAAATTTGATAAGTTACTATGGAAAATGATTAATGAAACTCTTTATATAGGTGATGGTGCTATCAGATATTCATATGATAAAGAAATAAGTGATTTGCCTATTATAGAGTGGTTTACAGGTGATAAAGTAGATTTCATTTATAAAAGAGGTAGATTAGTAGAAATAGTATTCAAAACATTCTTTGAACAAAACAAAAAGAGTTATCTATTAAAAGAATATAGAGGCTATGGATATGTAAATTACAAATTGTTTGATGGTGATAGAGAAGTTCCAATTAGCACAATCGAACAATTAAAGAATTTAAAACCTTTAACATTTGATAAGTCTACTATGTGGGCTATTTCATTCATGATTGATGAAAATAGCAAGTTTGAAGGTAGAGGAGCAAGTAAGTTTGATGGTAAATATGACGCCTTTGATAGTTTGGATGAAGTAATTAGTCAATGGATAGAGGCTATTAGATTAGGTAAAGCAATTAGATATATACCAGAAGCATTAGCACCTAAAGACCCATTTACAGGAATGACACTACCATCTAACCCTTATGATAACCAATACATAATGACAGAGAGTGATTTATCAGAGGGCAGCAAGAACCAAATAGATGTTAAACAAGCAGATATACCAAGTGATAAGTATTTACAAACATATATGACTTACTTGGATTTATGCTTACAAGGTTTAATTAGTCCAAGTACATTAGGAATTGATACAAAGAAAATCCAAGACGCTAATGCACAATATGAGCGTCAAATGGAAAAAACAACAATGTACACTAGACAAAGCATAATTGAGGCATTAAATGAGTTTATTCCTAAACTTATAAATGGTGTATTAAAAATGCAAGAACAATTAGCAGGTAAGACACCAAGCAAAGATATTGATATAGATGTTAAGTTTGGCGAATATGATAGCCCTTCATTTGATAGCCAAATAGATACTATTACAAAAGCCAAGGCTGGTGGAGTAATGAGTATTGAAACAGCAGTAGAAGAAATGTATGGAGATACTAAAGATGATGAGTGGAAAGCAGAAGAAATAAAAAGATTAAAGGCTGAACAAGGATATGAAGTAATGCAAGAGCCAGCAGTTAATCAAGATGTTGATTTAGAAGATGAACCAACATTAGAAGAAGATATAAAAGAGTAGGTGAAAGCCTATGGATGAAATAAATAGTTATGACATTGAGAAAATATATTCTGATATGGAAAAATATCTTATTGCTAACATTAAAAGAAATTTAATTGATGATCTTAATTCTTTTCATAAAAAAGAAGAAGAGGCATATGGTTTTGAGTGGGAAGCGTGGCAATCTGCTAAATTAAGAGATATGCAGAAGTTTAGAAAGCAAAATAAAGATATAATTAATGGCCGAACTAAAAACATTAGTAAGAAGATAGCACAAGTCTTAAATGATGAGGCTAGACAAGGCAAATTAATTGCTTTTAAAGGTTATAAAGAAGCATTAGTACATGGTTATAAATCAAGTGTATCGGTAAAAGATAGTTTCTTTAAAACAAATGGTAGAAAAGTAAGGAATTTAATTAAATCAACTACTAATGATTTTAAAGTAGCCAATCACGCAACTTTAAGACGTTCTAATGATGTTTATAGGCAAATAATAGCCGAGGCCAGTATGTATAATCAAACTGGAGTAATGACACCAAGGCAAGCCATTAGAAAGGCTATACAGGACTTTGAAAACAGAGGTATTAATTCAATAGAATATAGCAATGGTGCTAAACATAAAATAAGTGAATATGCTTCAATGGCCATTAAAACAGCAAGCACAAGATCAATGTTAGCAGGTGAAGGAGAGTTAAGAAAAAAGATAGGTAGCCCACTAATTTTAATGTCAAAGCATAATACAGCCTGTAAACTATGCCAGCCTTGGGAGAACAAAGTATTAATTGATGATGTATATAGTGGCGGAACTAAAGAAGATGGTAATTATCCTTTATTAAGTCAAGCAATGAAAGAGGGCTTATATCATCCTAATTGTAAACATGGCCATGGTACATATTTTCCTGAATTGAGTAAAAATATTAATCATAAAATAATTGAAAAAGTAGAGGAAGAAACAAAAGAAATACCTGATAAATTTGTACCAGCAAACAATATAAAAGATGTAGAAGGTAGAATGAAAAATTTATTAGGTGTCAATGAAATTAAATTAAATAATATGAATATGGGACTTGCTAATCAATATTTAGAGGGTATGGAAATGTTTTTAAAAGAATACCCAATGATGAAAGATTATACAAGAATGATAAATACTAAAACAACAGGTAAAGAGATAGCCCATTTTGGAATATATTCTAAAAGACTTGATGAAGGAAAGTTATTAACCAATACAGAATTATCATTAAGAAATCCAAGGGATATAACAAAATTTTCAAATGCAATTGATCACTCTATAAAGGCGAATTATTTTTATGAAAAATACACAAATATTTCAACAATAATACATGAATTAACTCACGGACTAGAATTTAAAATGGGATCGGTATTAAGAGGTTCATATAGTGATGGGAAATTCCAAATGGTTAAGGTTAACGGTAATGAAAGTGTAGCCGAACCATTAGCACATAAAATTATTAAAGAGGCAAGGCTTGAATTGTTTGGAAAAGAAGTAGGAAGAGAAGTGTATGACGCTACTAAATATTTAGGTAGTTATGCTTTTACGAATAGTTCAGAGATGTTAGCACAATGTATATCTTATGAAATGACAGTTGGTACTCAACCTTTTAGTGCAAAGGTCAAAGAAATATTTGATAAAAAGGTTAAGGAGGTATTTAAATGATAGAAGTTCCAAAATTCATTAATTCACCATATTTAATTATTGATGAACAAGGATGGAGATTAAAAGAAAATGCTCCCGAACAATTAAAAGAAGAATTTAAAGAATATATGGAAGAAGTAAATAGTACACATATCAAGGAGGAAAAATGATAGCAATTGGAATTATATTTTTAGTTTTATTTGCATTCTTTGGGCTATGTTTAATTGGATTGTTAAGCAATATTACAAAAATGCAAGAATTAATGTTAAAAAGACAAGATGAATTAATAAGAGTGATAAAGAACTCTAAATAGGGTTCTTTTTTATATGGGTTTGGTGTAATGGTAGCACAATGGTCTCCAAAACCGTTAGTAGAGGTTCAAATCCTTTAACCTATGCCAATGATAATTAAGCACTGTAAACACCTTGTGAGCATGGTAGAAATACTATAAATGCACTAATAGGAGTGGTGCTTTTTTATATGCCTACATATCGGCATTGTAGATATGGAATAGACTTACGGTCTTTAAATGGGAGGGAAGATTATGGAGAATAATCAAAATGCAAATGTGCAAGCAAATGCACAAGTAGTTCAAACAACTACAACAACACCACAAAATAATAATGTGGGAGGCAATTCTAATGTAAATTATGATGAGGTATTTAAGAAACTAGATAGTATCTTAGATAAGAGATCAGATGGAATTGCAAAATCTGCTTTAAAGGATAATGGCTATGAGGATGATGAAATGAAAGAAATTTTATCTCAATATAGAGCCTCTAAACAAGCCAAAGCCAATGAAACAGATAACACTATCACAACATTACAAGCAGAAAATGAAGCGTTAAAGAAAACCATTAGACAAGAAAAGTTGAATAATGAGGCTTTAACACAAGCAAGAGCATTGAATGTTGATGATAAGACTATACCTTATTTAATCAAATTAGCAGACTTTAAGGACGCTTTTGATGAAAAGGGTGTAATTGCTAGTGATAAGGTTAAAACAGCCTTAGAAACGGTATTAAATGATGTTCCAAGCCTTAAAGCCAAAGAGGACAATGGAACAAAAGGTGTAACAGTAGGTGCTGATACATCTAATGGTTCTCAACCTAGCGGAAACATGTTTAACTTTGGATTTGCTGGAGTAAGAAAACATTAAAAAATAAAAAATAAGAAAGAGAGAGTGAATTTAAATGGCAGCATTAAACTATGCAACAGAATATTTAAGAGAACTAACAGGTTCTTTCCCATATACTCTTTACTTCGGAGCATTATGGGGTGCAATAAAACCAGAAGTAAAATTTACTGATAATGATACAGTAAAAATTCCAAAATTGAAAACGACAGGTCGTCAAAATGGTGATAGAGATAATATCACAAGTTTTTCAAGAAACTTTAGTAACGATTGGGAAACTAAACAATTAAAAACTCATAGAACATGGGATACATTAGTACATCCTCGTGATATTGATGAAACTAATAAAGCAGCTTCAATTGCAAATATCACTAAAACAATGAATGAAACTGAAAAATTCCCAGAAATGGATGCAGAAGCAATTAGTTCTATCTATGCGTTAAAAAATGCTAAAGAACCTATTACAGCATTAGCAAAAGGAACAATTACTTTATCAAATGTATTAACTTATTTTGATACATTAATGGATAAAATGGATGAAGCAAGAGTTCCAGCGAGTGGTCGTATTTTATATGTTGATACATATACAAAAACTATGATTGATACAGCTAAAGAAAATAATAGAAATTTAGGAGCATTAGATACAGCTATTGCAAGAGCATTAGGTAGAATTGGAGAAGTTGAAATTGTTTCAGTACCAACAAGTGTAATGAAAAGTGCTTATATTTTCCATACTGGAAATGAAACAGAAGGAAGAAATGAAGGATTTGAAGTTGCTAAAGATGTATATGCCGCTTCAACAGATACAACAGCACAATCAGGAAAAACATATTATACAAAATCTGGTGAAAACTATACAAAAGTAGAAAGTCCTACTGGTAATCCATCAACTTCAAGTTATTATGAAAAAACATCAGAAGGTGCTAAAGATGTAAAAATGTTCTTAGTTCATCCAATTGCAGTTATTCCTGAAATTGTTTATACATTCGCACAATTAGACGAACCATCTTCATTATCAAAAGGTCATTGGACTTATTTTGAAGAAAGTTTTGAAGATATGTTTATCTATGATGAAAGACATGCGGCAATTCAATTTGTAGTTGAAAACGTATAAGGAGGGATAATATGAAATTTAAATTTGAAACAGGAGAAATAATTGAAGTTAATGATATATCTCTTGCAAATGTTCTAAGATCTGATAAAAGATATAAAGAATTAAATGGTGATGAAGAAACAACAGAAACATTACCAGTTAATGAAGAACTTGAAAAAGAAATAGAAACATTAAAAGCAAAGAATGAAGAACTTGAAAAAGCATTAGAAAAGGCTAATGAAGTTCCTAAAAATGCTAAAGAGTTAAAGGCTATTAATGTTGAATTAAAAGCAAAGAATGAAGAACTTGAAAAAGAAGTTGAAGAATTAAAAAATCAACTTGAAAAATTCAATGAAAATTCTGAACCAGAAAATGGTGAACCAGAAAATCCTGAACCAGAAAATGGTGAAGAGTAATGGCTAAATTTAAACATAAAAACGGGGGCATTGCAGAGGTTTTTACTGAACTTAATATAAATAGACTAAGAGCAGATAAAAACTATACAGAAGTGCCCGAAAACGAAAAAAGAGAGGATAAAAAGCCTCTTAAAGAAAAGAAAGAAGTGGAAAAAAAGCCACTTCAATAGGAGGTGGCTTATATGACACTTTATGTTAATAAAGAATACTATAAAGATACATTTAAAGGTACTTTGTTATCTGATGATGAAATAGAAAAGTATTTAGAATTAGCACAAGAAAAGATTGATGATATAACATTTAATAGAATTGTTAAAATAGGTTTTGATAATTTAACAGACTTTCAAAAGGAAAAGATAAGTAAGGCTATTTGCTATCAAGCGGAGCACATATTTAAAAATGGCTTTAATAATGAAGATAATAGTGATGTTTCTTCTTATAGTGTTTTAGATATTAGTGTCAATGTTAAAGACAAAGATACTATTGAAAAAACAAAAGCCGAAAAAGAAAATATGAGTGAAGTGGCATATAGTTTGATCCATAAAACTGGATTAGATTGTAGGTTAATGTAATGGCTAATAAAGTAAAAAAACTTAAATTTCCTGATTGGCTTTTAACTACTGATTATTCTATATCACTTAATCAAGAAGGAATAAGTGAAGATGGCGAGCCTATGAGTGCATTTACTGGAAGCGGTAAATGTATTTTTAGTGAGAAAGCCAAAAGAGTAATTAGTGGTGATGGTAAAGAGATAACTCTTTTAGGGAAAGTTATTGTTAAAGGCGATATAGCCCCAGCATTGAAAAGTGTAAGTGATGGTATTATTACTATCAATGAATGTAGTTATGAGATACATTCGGGGGCTAGAGGCCGTAATCCTGATGGATCTATATATTGTACTGAATTTGAGGTAAAGTGATATGAAAGTACAAAGCAAGGTAAATACATCTGCTTTAAAAAACATAAATAAGAATGCTATTGATAGTTTGATAAAAACAGCAATGGCACTAAAAACGGATTTACAGCAAAGTCAAACAATGCCGTTTGATAAAGGTGATCTACAAAATAAGCAAACATTTGTAGATGATAGTGAAAGTGCTAGTGGCAAAGTAGCAGTAATAACAGAAGGGCCACAAGCAAGAAGATTATACTTTCACCCTGAATATAATTTTCAGAAGAAAAATAACCCTAATGCAGGTGGCATGTGGTTTGAACCTTATATAGATGGTAATAAAAAAGACTTTGTACCAAATACCTTTAAGCAGTTTATGAGGAGTAAAAAATGACTTTAAAACAATATAAAGATGATTTCAAAGCCTCATTTAATTGGAATGAGGCTATTTCCATTGGGAAGATAGACAATAACAAAGAAAAGGCAATTTGCTTTTATAATTCTAAAAGAACTCTTTCACCAGTAAAAGCCATTGATGAAAGCAGTTATAAATATAAACCTATAACAATTTTATTAAGGTATACCAAAAATCAAGATACAGCCGAACAGATGGCAAATTCAATATATGAGTTTTATGATGATAGAACTTTTAATATTGAGAATAAAAGAGTATATGCACAACACCTTTATAGTAATCCTATGAATTTAGGAACTGATGAAAATGGAGTGTATGAGTACTCAATAGAATTAAATATATTAGAAGAAAGGTAGGTGGCTTTTAATGGCTACAATTACAAGTGGAGTATTTCCAGTAAATGCACTAAAAATTGAAATTGGTATTTCTAAACAGGCTTCTGCTTGGGCTTATAAAGAAATTGCAGATATGGAAAGTGCAAATATTACAGTTGATACTGGAGTAGAGGAATGGAACTCAATTAAAGATGGAGGTTGGAGAAAAGCATTAGCAACATCTAAATCTTTATCTATGAGCATGAGCGGTAAAAGATGTCTAGGTGATGAGGGTAATGATTACATTGCTAGCCTTTGGAATAAGAACGGACAAGATTGTAATTCATCTTGTAAAATTACTTTACCAAATGGGGACACTTTAGTATTTGATTGTGTTGTTCAAGTAACTTCATTCCTAGGTAGTGATAGTACAGCAGTAGCACCTTTGGAATTTGAATTACTATCTAATGGTGAACCAGTATATACAACAGCAAGTTAATTTAAAATAAGTTAATACAGGGCAATCCAAGGAAAAGGGTTGCCCCTTTTTTTATTATAAGGAGGAGAAAAAATTATGAGAATTATTGATACGACAGGAAAAATGTTGGTGGCAGACAACCATCCATCAATTTTATTGAATGGAAAGGCTTATATAGTAGATGATAGAAAATCTACATTTGATAAAATCCAAAAAATCCAAAATGACAAAGAACTATCAGATAGTGAAAGAGACTTAAAAGTATTTGAATTGGCTTTAGGTAAAAAAGAAGCAAAAGAGATTATGGACTTAGATTTAAGTGTTAAAGACTATGTTTATTTTACATATTGTGTAATGGGTGCAATTACAGGTGAAGATCCTGATGAAATGATGAAAGAAATGAACGGAAAAAAGTAGAAAACACCGATCCTTTTTATGATGAGGAAAAAGATTGGGACTTAATAGTTTCTAGTTTTGCTATGCAGTATGGTATAAGGCTACACCGAGAATATGAAACTATTTCTTATCAAGAATTTAATCAGTTATTGTCTGGCCTAGGGGGTGAAACCCCTTTAGGTTATATCGTTCAAATAAGAGCGGAAACAGACCAAAAAAAGATAAAAGAGTTCAATACTTATGAAAAAAGATTATACAACGAGTGGCAAGAATTTAGAAGAAACAAAAATAATAAGTCCGAAAGGAGCGGTGAAGATATTCAACAATGGTTGAAATCAATATTTGGGAGGTGATAAACAATGGTAGGAGTAGCAAGGATGGTCGGTTCTGCAATAGCACAAGTTGGAATTAAGTTAGCCCTTGAAAAAGCAGCATTTAATAAAGATGTACAAAAAACTACTAAACAAACAGAAAGTGCTTTTTCTAAAAGTTTTAGTAAGATAGGTGCAACAACAAAAAGTGCTTTTTCTAAAATAGGTAACACAATATCTGATGGACTATCCAAAGCAAAAGATAAAGTACAATCAACCTTTAATAAAATAAGCAATATTATAAAAGTCGCTTTAGTGGCTGGTTCTGCTTATATGGTTAAGTTCACTAAAGACGCAATATCCGCAGCGAGTGAAACGCAAGCAGCGTGGACTGGATTAAATTCTATTGTAGTTGGTACAGGTGGATCATTTGGCAAAGCCCAAGCATTCTTAAATGATTATGTTAAAGATGGTTTAATACCACTTACAAATGCAGTTACAGCATATAAAAATTTAGCGGCTAGAGGTTATTCTACTGAACAAATAGAACAAACATTAACAGCCCTAAAAGACGCAGCAGCATTTGGTAGACAAGCCTCATATTCTTATGGTGACGCTATTACATCAGCAACAGAAGGTTTAAAAAATGAAAACTCAATTCTAGTAGATAATGCTGGTGTAACAAAGAATGTTGCTAAAATGTGGGATGAATATGCGGAGAGTATAGGTACAACAGCAAATAACTTAACTCAACAGCAAAAAATACAAGCCGAAGTTAATGGAATTATGGAAGAGACAAAATTCCAAACTGGTGACGCAACCAGATATGCAGACACCTATGCTGGTAAATTAGCAAAGGTTAGTACAGCCTTCTATAATTTAAAAGTTGCAGTAGGTCAAGTAGTTACACCAATAGTAGAATTGTTTTTGCCAGTAATAGAAAAGGCTTTAAATGCACTTACAAGGCTATTTAATAAGTTAAAAAGCGTTATGGCAGTATTTGGCCTTGAAATGAAAGAATACATAGGCAAGGACAGTACAAGTGCTATATCAGGTGCTACAGATAGTGCAAGTGCTTTAGGTGATAGTTTAGATGGTTCTGGTGAAGCAGCAAAGAAAGCAGCAAAGAAAATTAAAAAGGCATTTGCTAATGTTGATGAACTTAATGTTTTAAATTTCAATAAAGATAGTTCAAAAGGTTCTGGTGGAACAGGTGGCTCTGGTGGTTCAGGTGGTAGCACAATTGGAGATACAGGTTCTACTATTGAAGATGGACTAGGAGAACAGCAAGATAAAATTACTCAAAATTTAGATTGGCTTAAAAGGTCTGCATTTGATTGGGGAGTTGCCTTTGGTGAAGCAATAAATAGAGGATTAGAAAAAATTCCGTGGGCTACAATTCAAAGCACTATTAATGGAGCAGTAGAAAAAGTAGCAGAGTTCTTAAATGGAGCGGTTGCTGGTTTAGATTGGCACTTACTAGGCACAACATTTGGAAATGGATTTAATACTATTGTTTATGGAGTAAATACATTTTATAAAACCTTTAATTGGAGTGCATTAGGTACAGGACTAGGTGAAGGTGTAAATGGAATTATAGATAGTGTAGATTGGTCTGCATTAGGCGAATATTTCGCATTAAAATTTAATTCATTATTCCAAGTTGCAAGTAATTTCCTAGGAACTGTTAAATGGGAAAAACTAGGCACAAGTTTGATGGAAACATTAAATAAAGGTATTGCTACTTTAGACTTTAACGCAGTAGGTAAGACATTAGAAAATGGTTTAAATGGTGCAATAGACTTTATGTGGGGAGCAGTAACAAAATTTGACGCCAAAGCAGCAGGAAAGCAAATTTCAAATTTAATAAATAATATTTCTAAAGCCATTGGTAATACTGATTGGAAACAATTAGGAAAGGCATTTAGTGATGGCTTTCATAAGGCTATTGAAATGTTGCGTACATTTATCAAAGAAACCGATTGGGGACAATTAGCAGAAGATTTAGTAAAAGGAATACTTGATTTTATACTTCACATTGATTGGGGAGACCTAATAGATAGTTTAGGTGGCCTTGTATGGGATATTGGAGTTGCATTAGTTGAAGGAATATGGGGAGGAATAAAAGGAGCGTTAAAATCAGTAGGAGAAAAATTAAAAGAAATTTTAATTGATCCAATTGTTGATGCAGTAAAAGATTTATTTGGTATCCATAGTCCAAGTACTGTATTTGCAGAAATCGGAGATTTCTTAATTCAAGGTCTATGGTCTGGAATATCTGGTGCTAAAGATTGGATTGTTGGAAAATGGGAAGAAGTAAAAGGTTGGTTTACAAATATTGTAAAAACAGCAAGTGTTAAGATTACTCAAAAATGGAGTGATATTAAAAAAGACTGGACTGATTTAACTTCAAACATTAAAAACAAAACAGCAGATATGAAGGCAAAGATTGCAACAAAATGGAATGATTTAAAGAAAAATTGGTCTAATATCACTAGCAACATTAAGGATAAAACAGCAGATATGAAGGCAAAGATTGCAACAAAATGGAATGATTTAAAGAAAAATTGGTCTAATATCACTAGCAACATTAAGGATAAAACAGCAGATATGAAAGCGAGAGTTGCAACAAAATGGAATGATTTAAAATCTACATGGAATAATCTATTATCTAACTTCGAAGATAAAACAATAGAAATTAAAGCCAAGGTTGGTGGAGTAATTGGTAATTTTAAATCAACTATTAATGAACAATTAATTAAATCAATTAATAAAAAATTACCTAGCATATTCCCTAAAATTCCATATCTTGCACAAGGTTCTTGGTTTAAAAAGAATAGCCCTCAACTAGCAGTAGTTGGTGATAATAAGAGAGAGCCTGAAATTGTAACACCAGAAAGTAAAATCTATGAACAGACTAAAAAAGCAGTTCAAGAAATTGGAACAACTAATAATAATCAACATTTTGATTTTACAATTAAATTAGAATATCCAGATGGAAAATACCTAATAAAAGAAATTAACGATACACAAATTAAAGATGGAAAGATTTCTTTATTGGTATAAGTGAGGTGATAGTGTGGAAAAATATCAAATTAAAGTAAATAACACTACTTTTAATTGTGATCATATCAGTTTTGAATATTCTCAACAAGACGGTGAAAGTAGTGGGAGATCAGAAGATGGAACTATGACACGAGATGTTATAGGTCTGATAAATAAAATATATTGTGGTTTTGATTATAAACAAGGTAGTGAATTAACTAATCTTTTAAATGTAGCAAAACATATAACGAGTGCAAATGTAACCTATGTAGATCCATCAGATGGAGAAGTAACTAAAAATATGTATGTAACTTGCGACAAGATAGAAGTTTTATTAATAAATGGTGTATATGTAGCAAATCCTTTTGAAATGAGATTTATCCAAATGTCATGTGATGAGGTTTAATTATGTATGCAATAAGTAATGATTATAAAACATATATTAATAATTCTCTTTCAAGACAATCAAAATCAAAAGTAGTAATTGATGGGGTGGAATATTTAGACAATGTTCTAATGTCTACCCCTTCTATTTCTCATTCAAATGAAACAATGATAGGTGGTTTTCCTAGTAAAACTTGTTCATTTGAAATAAAAGATGAAACACTTAATTTAAATGATAAATGGATAACAGTTTATAGAGGATTGGTCATTAATGGAGCAACCGAATGGATACCCATGGGAATATTTAAGACTATTAATGATGGAGACATAACTACAAATAAAACAACTAAAACCATTAAATTTAAAGGCTATGATAAAAGACAATTATTAGATACACCATATACAAGTTCTTTAGATTGGACAACTTCACATACTGGTTTAGAAATAGTACAAGAGATATGCACTAATACAGGCTTAGAATTAGAGAGTACAACATTTAATTTTGCTAGTTATGTATTTACTCAAAAACCTAATTTTCCGAGCAATATAACAAATACAGAAGTTATATCAAGAATAGCGGAATTAGGTGGAGAAATAGCATTGATAACTAGGTTAGGCAAGATACACATAAAGAGCCCATATACAACAAATGTAACCATTACAAAAGGCAAAAGAAGATCATTAACAAAAGAAAATAAATTTGGAACAATCACGACATTAGTTTTAGGAAATGAAGGCTATGATGATGATATTGTGTATAAAGCGAAAAATTTATTTAATAAAAATAGTGGAGTTGTATATAGTAATGGTACAACAATAACACCAATAGAAAATGGGTTAAGAGCAACATCAACTTTATCAGGTTCTTATTTATCTAGTGGTATTTTAGTACCAATAGATAAGGTTTTAAATAAAACAGTAACATTATCAGCAACAATAACACCAAGTGCTTCAAATAATGGTATAGCAATCCTATATTGGTTAAATAGCAATTATGAGCCTACTACTAACATAATACCTATAAATTCAACATCTAATAGTTACACATATCAAATAGATAGTGTTCCTGATAGTGCAGAATATTTAGGTGTATTGTTTTATTCAAATTATACAAGTGAAACTATAAATGTTGGTGATTATGTTGATTATACGAACATTCAATTAGAAATAGGAGAAGTAGCAACATCTTATGAAGATTTTATATCATATGAGGAAACTGAATGGAGAATAGAAAATAATCCATATGTTGAATTGATAAGAGAAAATATCATTGAAACAATAGCACCTTTTATACTAGGCCGTTCAATTATTCCTTTTGAAATGTCGGAAGTAATAGATGATTTCTATTTAGATTTAAATGATACCATTACTATAACTGATAGTGATGGGACTACATTTAATTCAACAATATTAAGTTATGATACTACTTCAAGAATAAAATCAACTATAAAAGCACCAGCACAAAAGACAACATTATCAAATTATGATATAGCAGGTGGAATAAGAAAAACTGTTAATAAAGTAAAATTAGAAGTAAATCATAATACTAACCAGATTAAAGGATTAGTAAGTAAAACTGATGATTTAATTCAAAAAACAAGTGAAGTAATACAAAGTGCAGAAGCATTTACAACTGATTTTTATAACGATGTTATTAAAGAACAGATTGATGAACTAACAGGGCAAATTACACAAGAAGTTGAAACTAGACAAGCAGGTATGAGAGTATCAACCGATGAAGATAACAATATTGTTATTGAATTAGGATCTTCAACTAGTCCATTTACATTAGAATTAAAAAACGATGGTTTATATATATATCAAAATGGAGAATTATTGCAATTTTTCGCAAATAGTTATTCTAATACGCCTAACATAGAAGTAACTAATACATTGAAATTAGGCAATTTTGCTTTTAAACCTAGAGAAAATGGAAATGTTTCTTTGGTAAAGGTAGGTGATGATTAATGTTAGGAGGAAATGAGAGTGTCATTTATGGCATATCTAATTTTACAATTGGAAGTGGTGCAATTAGTTATAAGGTAGATAAGTATTCACCAGTAACAGATACTTTAACAGTTAAAATAGGTTCTACAACAATAGCGACTAGATCCAATGTAACTGGTTCAAGTACTGGTGATTTAACTAGGTCAATAACATTTTCATCAAGTGAATTAACAGCGATATATAATGCTATGCCTAAAGTAACTAAAGCAACCTTTACATTTGTTTTAAGTTCATCAGAAGGTAAAACCAGTGCAACCGCAACTGGAACATTGCCAGCGGCATTAAAACCAGTTATAACAGGTTTAACACTATCAGAAAATGTTAGTGGTATTAATGCTAAATTTGGTGGATATGTAAAAAATAAATCTAAATTAAATTATTCATATACAATAACACCAGCAGCAGGAACAACAATTTCATCTTATAATTTTACTATTGATGGAAAGAGTTATACTTCAAAATCAGGTGTAACAAATGCACTTACAAGTAAAGGGACATTAATTTATAGGGCTTATGTTGTTGATAGCAGAGGTAGAAAATCAGAAATTTATGAAAAGACTATAACAGTGCTAGATTATGCACCTCCAAAAATCACAACATTTAAAGTAATTAGATGTAATGCTGATGGTGTAGAAGATACAAATGGAGCATACGCTAAATATATAATCGCAGCAACCATATCTAGTGTGAATAATAGAAATGATAAATCAATTGTAATTGATTATAAGAAACAAAAAGATAGCACATGGACAACATGGAAAACATCTAATACTTATACATTAAAAGAAACAAGTTCCGTAATGCCAATAAGTGTAGATGACGCTTATCATTTTAGAGTAACTTTAATAGACTTCTTTGGAAGTGCTCCTAAAGTATTACCAATCTCTTCTTCATTTTCATTGATGGATTGGTTAAATGATGGAACTGGTATTGCCTTTGGAAAAGTTGCAACGGAAAGCAATACATTAGATGTAGGTCTTACAGAAACCTTTTTAAGTGAAAATACTTATATGGGTGGAGATCAAAGAAGCGACAATGAGAAAAACTTTAGATTTAATAATACTGGTGAAGGCACATATACACACGATACTAAAGTATATGGTGGCAATGGTACAAGCCCAGTAGGAATAGGTATGTGGGATACATCAAAGGCTTTACCTATATTTCAATACTTTGATGGTGATGATTATAGATTTAAATTTGGTGATGATATTATTTTAAGATGGGGAAATTATAATATTGAGGCCTTATTAGAAAAAGTAAACAATTCATTAAGTGGAAGTTATAAAACCAAAGAAGGTTTATTAATTCAGTGGGGTTCTGTTAATGTAACAGCCTCAACATCAGGAACACCAGAAAAAGTAGATGTAACATTCCCAATAGCATATTCAAAAATACCATGTATTATGGTATCAATATCATCAGCAGTCCCAGGCACTTCAATATCAGGTTATTCACACGGAAATGATAGTACAACTGGAACAAGTTTATATGTTACGAGAAATAATACAACCGCAACTGGAACAAGATGGTTAGCGATAGGCTATGCAGAGTGAGGTGATTAAATGAGATATATATTAGATGAAAATGGATACTTATATGATGTATCTATTGGTTCAGAAATAGAATGTGATTTAGGGGTTTGCACCGACTATACAGGTGCAATTCCAACAGGATATGAAACAATAGATGAATGGTTTTTAAGTGAATGTGATACATTAAATGCTTGGAAAATAGTTGATGGTAATTTAGTCTTTGATAATGCTAAATATGAAGAGTTGCAAGATTTATGGGATAAACAAGCAGAAGATAATAAACCTGTATACCATAAAGATATCTTTGAAATGAAACAGCAAATAGAAGATATACAAGATATGTCTGAAAGCCAATACCAAAAGGCAACCGCAACAGGCCAAGTAATAAAGATAGATAATGTAAAGAGAGTATATCCTAGAGTTAAATTAACCAACATTGATCCATATTCTTTTAGTAAGATTGATTTAATTACAACGGGTAAGAATATGTTGAAAAATGAAGCAACAAGTCAAACAATAAGTGGAATAGATTTTATACAAAATAATGATAGAAGTATAACTATCAACGGAACATCAACGGAAGCAATAGAATATAACATAGGAGGTACTAGTTTAAATACTAGTCCTTTTTTATGTTTCAAAAAAGGGCTTAATTATTATTTATCATCAAATGGCCATCAAATAAAAATGTATTATTATGATGGAACTGATAGAACAGAAGTATATAGTGGAACTGGTGGATTAATTACATTTACTGATAGCGATAAATTAGTAACTCAAATAGTTTTATCTATTCCAAGTAATACAACGATAGACAATATTACTGTATATCCTCAATTAGAATATGGCACTATATCTACTGATTATGAAGAATATAAAAATTCTATATTAACCTTTGATTTTAGTGAATACATAAAAGAGGGTTTATATCCTAGCGATACTTTGTTCCCTAGTGATGAATTATATCCGTTAGGAACAACTATTGATTATATATTGATTGAAGAAGGAAATGTGAGTGCCTTAATAAATGGTGAATTAATTGATATATCAAATGGAAATGTAAATTTATTTAATGGATATAACATTATATACACTCTTCAAGATACCAATATAGAGATAGAATATTCAATTAATGTATTGGAAGTTGATAACCTAGATTATATGTTAGGTAAAGAAACGTCAAATAAAAAATTTAGAGTATTAGAAGACGCTTCAATTCAAGTAAATAATATATACCAATATGAAGGTGCTAAGATCCTTGGTGGAGATGGACTATTAACTAATTTATTCTTTAGTTCATCAGGGCAATTAGCGAGTTATCAAAAATTGGGATTTGGTACGAATGGTTATGATACATCAGGTGGCCCAATTGTAATATATAAAGACACTATTTTAGATATATATATACCAGACAATTTTAAAATAGTCAGTGCAATACCAATTATCAAGCATTCAACAGCACAATGGACCACTTACAATGGATCTAATACGGCTGGATATGCAAAAAATATTAAATTATATAAATACCAAGATGGCAAGAGTTATACGGTTGATTGCAGCAATGTTGAAGAAATCGTTAATCAATCTGATATTGATGTTATACCAGCGTTTGGAAATAGTGGTTGGACACCAAGCAATCAAGCAATCGGACAAGTAGACACTATTAATGGAACTGATATAGCAACTTATTTAAAAAATGGACATAATATTTTATTGATTCAAACTGGCGATGATATACCTAGTGGAGATAGCGATAGAATACAAAAAGATACAGGTTTAGCAATATTACAATTAAATATAATTGGTTATATGAATATTGCTAACCAAGAAGGAGGAGATACAAATGGCTTATAATAAAACGAATTGGACTAGCACAACCCCGATCAATACATCAAACTTAAATAAAATTGAAAACGGAATAGCAGAATTATATAATGCAATATTTCCAGTAGGACAAATAGTTATAAAAGGAGATAATGAAGATTATTCTAATTGGCTTGGTTTTACTTGGGAAAGAACAGCAGTAGGTAAGGTATTAGTTGGTATTGATGGTACTGATACTGATTTTAATACAATAGGTAAAACTGGTGGAGAAAAGAAACACACCTTGTTACAAAAAGAAATGCCGAAAGAAATCGGTCAAGCGTTAATTTATGATAGTGGTACAACGGAACAATCTTCATCAACAGACGCATTAACAACTCAATGGACAAATAAATTTCGTTCAGGATTATATAATGTAGTCAATGAAAATGGTGGTAATGCACATAACAACGTACAACCATATCAGGTAGTAGCATTTTGGAAGAGAGTAGCATAGAAAGGGGAATAAAAGTGGAGGATGTATTAAATTTAATAAGTTCATTCGGTGGGTTAGTCATATTGGCAGCCCTTTTTGTTTGGACTTTTTTAAAAGACCGTGTCAAAAACGATGATATGTTATCAAGAATAGATAAATCAAATGAGAATATAGCAAAGTCTATAGACGCAATAAATAATACAACGGAAGTATTAAAAGAATACATAATCAAGCATGACGAAAGAGCAAAAAGAATTGATGATAATGTAGAAAAATTATTAGAAAGGTAGGTGAAATAATATGGAACTAACACAAATAATTACAGTTGTTACTATTATAGTTACTTGGGTATTAGGCTTAATTGCTAAAAAAGTAAGTTGGTTTAATAACAAGATGATACCTCTACAAAATATTTTTGTAGGAATAATTGTAGCAATCATAGAGTGGATCATTACAAAAGATTTCAAGGTTGCTATTGCTTTAAGTGGCTTAATAGCAGGTGGAACTTATGATGTATTTCATAATTTAGAAAAAATCGTGAAAGGAGAATAATATGATTGAAAAATTAATAGGAATAGCAAAAAATGAAGTAGGCTATTTAGAAAAAAAGT